CGATATGGTCGAGTAATATCTATTAGCCAAGTTATTGTTACAGATGCAGAGACCCTTGCCGCGCAATACCCAGAGTTCTATGAGCAAATCCTTGGTCGTAATCAGTATCAACTATCTTCACCGTATGTTTCAATGGTCAAGTACCACGATAAGGATCAGGACCTACTCTACCTTCCAGAGCGTAAGAACCTAGTTCTATCTAGTACACCTAACGTACTAGGTAAGCCAATGGCATCTGTCATTATGCGTGCATCCTTAGATGGAGAAGCACGCGGTCAGTTTGATGATGTACTCTCCGTTCAACTCGCTCGTGCTCGCTTTGCTATCTTGCAGATTCAAGCTGCTGAGAAATCTATCCAAGCACCTATTGCTATTCCACAAGATGTACAAGAACTTGCCCTTGGACCAGACGCGATTATGCGTTCTGCTAATCCACAAGGCATTCGTCGTGTACCACTAGAACTCCCACCTGGAGTCTTTACTGAATCCGGCGTACTAGAGCGTGAACTTCGTATGGGTGCTCGTTACCCTGAGTCTCGTTCAGGCAACATTGACGCATCTGTTGTTACAGGTCGCGGTGTGCAAGCACTTCAGGCTGGATTTGATACACAGATTAAGGCAGCACAAGCACAGTTTGCTCGTATGTTCCAAGAACTTACTTCTATTTGCTTTGAAGCAGATGAGAAAATCTTTGGTGGTATTCCAAAGACTATCAAGGGTTCAGATGATGGAACACCGTATGTACTCAAGTACATCCCATCACGCGACATTAAGGGCGAGTACGGCGTAGATGTCCGTTACGGCATTATGTCTGGTATGGATCCTAACCGTGCCATTATCGCTTTGCTACAGATGCGTTCAGATAAACTCGTCTCACGTGACTATGTACGTCGTGAGATTCCAATGGACCTTAACGTTACACAAGAGGAACAACGTGTTGATATTGAAGAAATGCGCGACTCTTTGCGCGTTGCTGTTGCTCAGTACGCTCAGGCGATACCGGCTCTCGCGGCGCAGGGCCAAGACCCTTCAGAGATTATCGGGCGTATCGCATCTGTTATCCAAGGTCGCCAAAAGGGACAAGCACTAGAGAACGTAATCGAAAAAGCATTTGCACCAGAACCAGCACCAACCCCAGAGATGCCACCTATGGCACCAGGTATGGAGCAACAGATTCCAGCAGCAGGTGTGGCCCCCGCTCCTGCCTCGCAGCAACCTCCACAAGAACAAGCTGGTACGGCCCCTGCTGCTGGTCAACGTCCAGACATAGCACAACTACTAGCCGGTATTACCGGCGCAGCTTAAGTGAGGGAGGTGTAAATATGAACAAAGGATCACGCGCAGCCGCACCAATGGCAAAGCCAAAGGAAGGCAAGATGGATACCTCTAAGCCAGCAGGCGGTAAGGTGTTTTTCGGAATGATGGCTAAAGGCCGCCCAGGTAAGAAGACTACAAAGGGTTAATAAATTTAGTGGAAGGTGTATGGGACGATGAATAATAATAAAGTTCGTCGTCCTGTACGCTCTTCTGATTTCATAGTAGTAATTGCAGAGACTGCGTATAACTTATCGCAGGTTGCATCAGGATTTTTTGAATCATTATATGAATTAAGCGTTTACAATGCTAACCACAAAACTGAAACTAATCAGGCGTGGGAGCAGATGGCGCAAGACTTAGAGACTTTAGAGGAGGACCGATGACAACAGCACCAATGAATCCATTGGCAGGCGTATCAGGTCCTGGAAAATATTCAGTACGTACAGATAATCTCGATATGGGATCTATTGCATACGGAGAAGGTGTAGAGACAGCCGCTATTAAGTCAGGTGCTCCACTTGCTAAGACTGGTAACGTACGAGGTTTGCCAGCATCTGAAGTGCGTCAAGCAGCAATTACACCACTCTATGCTCCAACACAACGCCCAGATACACCTATTCAAGAAGGTATTGATATGGGACCAGGTGCAGGCTCAGAAGCGCTTATGATGCCTCAAGCAAATGACGACACAAATTTTCGTGCAGCAATACAATCATATAAGCCAGTATTAAACTTTATTTCAGATCAGCCAAATACATCACCAGAGACACGTGCAGCTATTAGGCAGTTATTTGATAATCTATGAGCGTATGGAACAGAATTGGTGATGTAGCCACAACAGTAGCAAAGAATACTGCTAAATTTGGTGGCGAACTTGCAGGCGGCGTTGGCGGCACAGCACGTTTTGCTTGGGATATTTTTTCTGCCCCTTGGAATGATGCTGATGAATATAATGGTTTTATTCAACCATTCAAAACTGCCGCAGAAAAAGAAGGCAAAAATATAATTAAACCTTTGGCATCTGCTGCTGGAGCTGTCGCTAAAGTACCTGGTGTACAGCCAGCACTTGAGCGCATTAACTATATTAACCAAGAGTATATTCGTGAACCTGCTACAACATTTGCTTTAGCGGTTGGTGAAATCAATAAAAGAAGTGTTACTGGCGAAGGTCCTCTTATTGCCGAACTTGGTTACTTTGACCCCAATGTATGGAAAAAAGCATATAAGGGAGCACAGGAAATTTCATTTGGTCAAGCAGTCGTAGGAAATTTACGTTCTGTATATGATCCAAAGTTTAATATTTATGATCCAGCACAGCGCGATGCAGCGTTTAAGAAAAGCGCTTGGGGTAAAGCAACATCAGGAGGATTTGATTTAGGCATTCAATTCTTTGGTGACGTTACACTTGGTGTTGGAAAAGTTCTTAAAGTGGCAAAGGCTAGCGAACTAGGTGTTGGTAGATTAACTAATGCTAATGTGGTAGCAAAAGCAGCAGAAGATATTACCAAGGCTCAATATGGAGTTAATAATCGTTTTACTAAAGTTATTGATGATTTTACTAAAAATGATTCTGTCTATGCTCTTAGCCACCCAATGGTTAAATCTTCCTCACAACCAGGACTATTAGCACATTTGCTAGGTGATTCTGTAGACCGTGATGAAACAGCACTTATTTTGCGTTCCGCACTTGGTGATCCTGCAGCAATGGATGAACTTAGGTTACAACGTGCTTACATTACAGATGCTTTAGATACTGCTCGTGGCGATTTGTCTGCAGTAGATGAATACAAATTATTTGCTGCACCAGATGAAAGCGGAATGATTCCATTCCTAAATGAAAACCCTGCTATTATTAAAGAAGCACAAAACAACTATGCTTCTCTTGCAGAGTCAGATAAGTATTTTGCTAAATTAATGCAAATTGGTGAAGGTGGCGGTGTTCTTACCCGCACAACTGGTAAAGGTTTGCAGCAAGCAGAGAATTTTGTAGCACAAGCTCGTGCAATTAAATTTTATGACCAAACAGTAGGAGCTACAAAGGTAGAAGTATACCAACCAACTCCATTCCATCGTCTATATCAAAAAATTTCTTGGGCAGCTGGTGAGCGTCCATCAGGACTTGTAGATTTTAATGACCCAGATTCATATAGAGAAGTTGTTGCCACAATTTCAAGACTTGAAAAACGTATTAATCTAAATCCTGAACAAAGTCGCGGTTTGCTTAATAGTTATATTGCGGCACGAACTCCAGAAGAACGATTTATAGCAACTCAAAACCTTGAAGAAACAGCAATGCGAGCACTTGGCGCAAAGCACGGGATAGATGAAGATAAAATGAATATTATCTATAACGGATATAAGGGTGCTCGTACATCTGCTCTTAAATCAATTCAAGATCGTGGTTTTATGGTTGATATTGATGGTTCAATTATCAAGGTTCCACAACTTGAATCACAAAGTGCTGATTTCTTACCATTAATGGATTTTGATTTAATGGATAGATTGTTAAAACGCAATGCAGGAACTATTGGCGCTTTTGTTGGAAAAGGTAAAGACCTTACTTTTCATTATGCAGATGTTCTTCAAGATGCGTTTAAGGCTGGAGCATTGCTTCGTTTAGGATATACGCAACGTAACGCTATTGATTCACAGCTTCGTATTGCAGCATCTGTTGGTGCTATGGCATCTCTTCGCCATCTTGGTCCTGGTATTAAAAATATTGTTAATAATACAGTGCGTGCTCCGTCTCGTCTTATTGATAGATATACACCTATTGATGGAAAATTAAAACTTCCTCAAGTTCAAGCTGCAAACACAAAAGTTATTAATGAACTTCAGGAATTAAAAGCTAAAATTGGTGCAGCAGAAACTAAACTGTCTCTTGACCCAAATGATGTAGATTTATTAGGAGAAATTAATACTCTTAAGTTGCTTCAAGAAGAAAAGTTAGATATATATAACCATTATGCTAATGCTCTAAGCAAGTCTAAAAAAGCACAGCCTAAAGACCGTATTGGTACAGGTTCATATAAAGTTACTACTTCTGATGGAGAGACATACATTCTTGATGACGCATTTGGCGGCCCTCTAGGAGATATGTTCCGTAAAATTGCCTCATCTGGAAACTCATTTGAACGTATGGTTGATAGCAATACTGATATGTATACACGCAACCTAGCATCAAAAGGCATTCAAGCTATTCGCCCTACAGATCCTGCTTACTTTGACCAATGGGCGCAAACCCTTCGTCAACAGTTTGGAAACTCTGCTGTAGTTAAAAAAATTGTTCAAGGCGAAACCATTGATGACATTGCTCGCTGGTTAAAGTCATCACCAGAAGGTCGTGATTTACGCCGCCGTCTTTCAATACCTTCAGATGAATCGGTTGAATATGTTACTAGAATTAGCAACTTCTTTGATACCTATTTACCAATATCATCAAACCTTCGTAGTAAACTTGATGTCATTACAGCAGATGACTTGAGAACTACTTTCAAAGACCCTACCGATTTACCTATTATTCACGGTCATTTACTTGAAGAAACATTCTTTAACGCATCTGATAATAAAATTAAAAAGATTATCAATGGAGCATTTAAGTTACTTGCAACTATGCCAGAAGATACACTTGCACGTAACCCATTATATGTATACTTTTATCGCCAAGAAGCACGTCGTAGATTAGATATTGTTGCAGGTCTTAAGGGAGATAGGATTTCCTTTGAAGACCAGCAAAAGATTATGTCTATGGCACATAAGTCTGCACTTCGTGAAATGAAGGGCGTGCTATTTAATATAGAACGTAAAACAAATCTTGCTATGGCTATGAAGTACATCAACCCATTCTTTTCAGCACAGGAAAACTCTTACAAGACTTGGATGAAGTTTGCTGTTGCAAACCCTGCCATCGTTAATCGTGGCTATCAAGTATGGCAAGCTCCAAATAAAGCAGGTTTAGTTACAGATCAAGATGGGAATGAAGTTCCAACAGGTCAAACTTCAGGCAGTGATATTATTTGGATTTCGCTTCCAAAAGGAATTACAAGAATACCAGGATTGCAGTCATTAACTGAAATGGGTATTCCTAAAGCATCACTAGATATTATCTTCCAAGGTGGTATGGATGCTTTATATAACAAGGGAAATCCAAATGTCTTTAGTGATATTTTCCCAACCGGTCCATATGTAGCTGTTCCTGTTGCTGAACTTACAAAGAATCAACCAGGTGTTAGAGAATCACTTAAATGGCTATTTCCATATGGATATCCAGAAGATGCTAAATCTGGATTTTTGCCAGCGTGGGTTCAAAGATTAGAAACTCGTTTTAGAGGACAAGATGATCCTCAATTTGCTAAAACATATCAATTAATTTGGAATACAGAGCAACAGCGTGCTAAACGTAATGGTCGTAATCCAGTATCTCCAGATAAAGTACTTAAAATGACAAAAGAATATTGGAATATGCGTACAGCAGCAAACCTTATTATGCCATTTGCTCCACGTTTTAATACTCCATATAAATTCTACCTTGATAAATCTCGTGAATATAAACGAATCTATGGAATTAATGCAGACTCTAAATTCTTAGATGACTTTCCAGAGTTCTTTTCGTTTTCGTCAAGTCTTTCAAAGAACCCTACTGGTGTGCAGTCATCAATAGCAGCAACTAAAAATATTGAAAAGTACGGAAAACTTATCAATGAAGTAGTTAATATTGATCCTAAGTTAGTTGGATTAATTGTTAACGATCCATCTGGATATGAGTTCTCTCAGTCTGCATATGATTATCTTTACAAGAAGCGTGTGTCTGCAGATGCACCCGATAGATTCCTTTCATCTCAAAGTCCAGCAGAAGCACAAAGGAAAACGGATGCTGAAAAGGGATGGATTCAATACAATAAATTTGCAGACCTTTTAGATACAGAACTTTCCAATCGTGGCCTTACATCTATTCAGCAAACTGGTGCACAAGATTTAGCAATTATTAAAAGTGCATTTATTAACAAACTTGCAGTTCAGACAGATGCTGAAGGAAAACCAGTTTTTAATAAAAAGACTGGAGAATATGAACGTACCGCTTGGTATGACGATTACTTAGATTCAGACGGTTCTAAAACAAACCGAATTATTGCTGGACTAGGTAAAATTCTTGATGACCCAGAGTTTGTTAAGAATAATCGTAACAATACAACGTGGAAATCTATTGATAAGTATCTTGAATTTAGAAAACTTCTTGCCAAAGAACTTCTTAATAGAGAAGCAAAGTCTATAGAAGCAAAGTCAAACGCAGACCTTAAAATTATATTCGATGGCGTTGTTAACAAGTTAAAAAAAGATGATAAATTAGGTTTTGCCTATGTCTATGATCGGTTCTTATCACAAGACTTAGTGATAGATAAACAATTAACTCCGAAGGGAGATAAGTAATGGACTTTTATGATGCTCTCGTAAAAGCCGGTCTTATGGATCAGGCTACTGCAGATGCAGCACGCGCTGCTGCAGCAAAAACAGCAAAAGATACTCCTGCAAAAAAACCACCAAAGTCTGGTACTTTCACACGCAACTATACAAGTAATAACATTCCTGCTGATAGTACCCTAAAAGATACAATTAATAAAGTATTTCAAAAGTACTATGGCAGAGATGCTTCACAGACAGAACTTACAACTTATGTACCTCAACTTCAAGCTAGGTATAAGTCAAAGTCTGGTGCTTCAAAGAGCGTAGTTAAAGAAACCTACAAAAATGGTGTATTAACAGATACTCAGTATCTTACTGCAGACAATGAAGATCCAACCATCTTCCTTGAAGATAAGATTCAGGCTCAACTTGCCAGTGGCAAGCAGGAGATTAACAAACTTGCTATTCCAGAAGGTCCTTCTGGTAAATATTTTGTAGCAGTCAAGAACCTTGCTTATGATAACGGAATTAAGTTATCAGATAATGATGCCTTGTCCTATGCTAATAAGATTGTTGCTGGACAGGTAGATGAGAACACTATCTACAATACAATTCGTGAAAGTGCAGCATCAGCATTTCCATCACTTGCAGAGAAAATTAAGGCAGGTCTTGACCTTAAGACTCTTGCTAGCCCTTATATCCAGTCAATGAGCGATATCTTAGAAATACCAGATACTGCTATTGACTTGTTTGATCCACAGATTCGTAGTGCTATGGCATATACCCTTCCTGATGGAAAGGTTGGCACTAAGTCAATTTATGACTTTGAGAGACAACTACGTAAAGATGATCGTTGGCAGTATACAAATAAGGCTCGTGAGCAAGCAGCATCTGTTGCTACTACCGTCCTCCGAGACTTTGGATTTATGGGGTAACAATGGCTATCGCACCAGATGAAAATTTAACTCCAGCGCAAGCACGTGCTGCTACCGCAGAAGCTCGTAAGACTGTTGCGGAACGTAATGCAGCAGAAGCAAAAGCACTACAGGATACAAATATTGCAGAATCTGATGCACGTTTACGTGCTCGCATCCCATCATCTCCTAATTATGTGGCTCCTAAATTAGAGACTGTAGAAGATGTCATTACGAAAGATAAAATTACTGAGGATAAAGATACAGAAGATAAGATTGTTCCACAATCTGGTCTTACTTCATCAGAAGTGCAAGACCTTATTAAGAGTTACACATCTGATGTATTAAGTAAGATGAGCCAAGAGGAAAAAACTGCTGAGCGCCTTAGCGCTTACAATATTCTTCGTATGGAATTTGAACAATATGGATTAGGTAGCCTAGTAACAGATATAAGAGATTTACTTGTTAATGACACTCCAACATCAGAGTTCGGATTACGCCTTCGTGGTACTGATGCCTACAAAGACCGTTTCAAGGCTAACGAAGCCCGCATTTCTGCAGGTCTTTCAGCCCTTAGCCCAGCTGAGTATGTAGCACTAGAAGACCAGTACCAAAATATTATGCGTAACTACGGACTCCCTGCTAGCTATTACACAAAGGATAAGACGGGCAAGCAAATAGGATTTGAGAAGTTTATTGCTGGAGATGTATCTGCTACAGAGTTAGAAGATCGCATTTCTACAGCGCAGAAGCGTGTTATTAACGCTAACCCAGAGGTAACTACAGCACTTAAACAGTTCTATCCTGATATTACCAATGGCGATATCTTGGCTTATACACTTGATCCAGCACAAGGACTTGAAGGTATCAAGCGTAAGGTTACTGCTGCTGAAATTGGTGGAGCTGCGCTTCAGTCTGGACTTGCAGCAAACCTTGCCCGTGCTGAAGAACTTGGTAAGTACGGTGTTGATAAGGCTGCAGCTGAGAAGGCTACTCAACCATTGGTGCTGGGCTACAGCGTGGTTCACAACTTGCTGCAATCTACCAAGAAAGTCCTTACACACAATCAACAGCAGAGCAAGAAATCTTTAATATTCCTGGCGCAGAAGAGGCACGTAAGGCGCGTCAGAAGATTACCGGACTTGAGAAGGCTACCTTTGGTGGTCAGACCGGAATTACTAGCGGAGCGCTAGCAAGAGACCGCGCAGGCGGGTACTAAATAAACCTGCCACTAGAACGACTGGCCTAGTGGAGCGATAACAATACCAGGAGTTAGAGCCATACCGAATCCCCATTCGAGTATGAGGCTAGCGAAATCAACTAATGATAGGGAGAAGGACTATGTCCAATTACGAGTACGAGGATGACGACGACGATTTCACAACGGAATCTCCGCAGTCTAATGACCTTGTAAAGCAACTACGCAAGGCTTCAAAGCAAAAGGATAAAGAACTACAAGAGCTACGTGCTCAGTTCGATAACCTGAGCAAGGGGCAACGCGAACGAGCAATTAAGGATGTCCTCGCAACTCGCGGGGTAAATAGCAAAATTGCTTCATTTATTCCGCAGGACATTGACCCAACTGAAGAGTCACTGTCTAAATGGCTAGATGATTACGCCGATGTATTCGGCTTTGAATCTGGTCAAACCCAGGCAACACCTAACGTAGACCCAGCTCAAGCGGCTGCATATAAGAGAATGACTAATACTGCAGATTCAGGCACATCGCCAGAACATAACGCAGATATTATGCAAAAACTTATGAATGCAAATAGCCGTGAAGAGTTGGATGAAGTTATTAGGTTGTCTGGACTCTAACATCCGATCCTAGTAAAACGAAAGGCTAGACCCAAATGGCTATCCCAACAGGTACCCCCACATCTAGCTCGACGATCAGTGCTCTAGTACAGACTGCATACGACCAATATGTCAGAATGGCGCTTCGCTCCATTCCAGTTATGCGTTCTCTTGCTGACGTCAAGCCAGTACAACAGGCAATGCCAGGATCATCAGTTGTATTCTCAATCTATTCAGATTTAGCACAAGCTACTTCTACATTGACAGAAACATCAGATGTATCTTCCATTGCTCTTGGTAACCCTTCACAGGTTACAGTAACTCTGAACGAATACGGTTCAGCAGTAACAACAACAAAGAAGCTAAACCTAACTTCTTTCAACGATGTAGACTCAGCACTTGCTGATATCATCGCTTACAACGCAGCAGATTCGATTGACAACGTAGTAGGTCAGGTCCTCTCAGCAGGAACCAACGTAATCTACTCAAACGGTCCATCAGGAACTGTTCCAACTGCATCATCAGCAATTCTCCCAGTAGACACAATGACAGTTGCGGATATCCGTAACGCTGTTGTATCACTACGCACAAACAAGGCATTGCCTCGTATGGGCGAACTATATGCTGCATACCTACACCCACGTCAGTCAGCCGATCTTCGTGCTGAAACTGGTACAGGTGGATTCCAGGAACTTACAAAGTACGTAGAGCGTACACCGTTCGTTGCTGGTGCAGTAGGCGTTATCGAAGGCGCTTTCATCGTTGAGACACCACGTGTCCTCAATGGTCTAAAGCTCGCTGCAGGTATCACACCTACAACAACCATCACAAACGTTGCGTTGACATCAAACGTTGCAACAATCACAACAGCAGTTGCACACGGTCTTGGCGTAGGCCAGGTCGTAGCCGTTGCTGCAGTAACTGCAACAACAGTTAACGATACCGCTGCTACAATTACAGCAGTTACATCAACTACATTCAGTTACGCTAAGACAGCAAGCAACGTTACATCTGCTGCTGACACAGGTACTGTTACATTTACCAACAACTACCGCGCAATCGTCGCTGGTCGTGAAGCATTGGCTGAAGCACAGGCTGCAGACATCTCAACCGTTATCGGTCCAGAGATTGACGCACTCCGTCGTTTCCGTACAATCGGTTGGTACTACTTCGGAGGCTTTGCACGCCTTCGTGAAGCAGCGCTCTATCGCATTGAGTCTGCAGCAACAAACGGATAATTCCGCAAGTGCAACGGCAGGGGTGGGGTCAAACCCACCTCTGCTACTTAGGAAAGGTTTGATATGGCATACTCCTTAGTAACACCCTACCAATGGCAGACCTGGGGCGCAGGCACTGGTGTATACAGTGAATACTCACGCCTTGCTGGTCGCCGGTTCAATGGTG